TCCAATCCCAGACCAGAACTCAAGACCTTTTATGAAGACTTGTGCAAGCTTTTTGCCTGCAACCACCATGTTGGCTAAAACATCTTTGTTGTAAGCTCTAAATATATTAAATATAGCTTTTAAACTTATAGCTACTATCTTGCCTTTCATAGCCATATCGCCTTTCATAAATTCACTAGTTGCCCTACCTGCGCTAGAAACTATATCGTTTATTCTCATAAAGTTAGTTTTCCAAGCGACGGCTAGTAAACCAACGGCAGCTATTGCCCAACCGATTGGTCCAGCTAATACTTTTATCGCTATTGATAAACCAGTGATAGACGCAGTTGCAGAACCAGCAGCAGTTGTCATACCAAACAACGATGCAGTTTGAACCAGGTTAGCCGTTGTTAATAACTTGGTAACCACCGTCATGAACTTGATCGCCTTGTACATTCCTAGGAATCCTTTGATAGTTGCTCCTAGCATTAAAGAGAGTGGGCCGATAGTTGCCACCAGTAACGCGATAACCGCTCCAACCTTGATAACAGTAGGGTTCATATTCTGAAGCGCATTAGAGACGTTGTCAGCAGCTCTAGATAACATGGGGAGGACTTCGCTCCCTAGTTTAACCATGGCTACTGATAAATTATTTCTCATTATTTGCCAATGAGCCATAAACGTATCACTTTGTTTTGCGAAAGCTTCGCTTAGCACCCCGGTTGGGTCTTGCATGCTTTCCAGTATCGAATTGAAATTCTCTGCATTAGCTCCTGTCAAGCTAAGTGCGGTATTCAATCCTTCTACGGATCCAAACATAGCTATTACAGCGTCTTTGTTTCCGTCAGTAGCTTTGGCTAGGTCTCCCATGAAGCCAGCTAAACCTTTAGATCTCAAAGCTTGTGCGTCAAATTGTATGTTTAACTTCTTTGCCCATTCTATTGCCTCAGCGGTCGGCTTAGCAACGTTAGATATAACCTGTTTAATAGAAGAGTAGGATTCAGAGGCTTTTAGACCTGTCGCTGTCATCGCAGCGGTAGTCGCCATTAGTTCCTCGAAAGTAACTCCAACCTCTTTCGCCAAACCGGCTACTCCACCGAAACCCCTAGATAGATCAGCAATAGTTGTTTTACCGTTTTTAACAGCAAGCATTAATACGTCGAACACTCCTGCTGCTTCTTCACCTTCGAATCTAAATGCATTGATCGCACTTGTGGCAACGTTCACAGCTTCTTTCGTTGTACCAAGACCAGCTACTCCGAGCTGAGCTGATCTCTCTAGTACAGTCATCGAGTCTGCAGCAGATATACCAGCAGATCTAACATCGTAAAGTGCAGATGTCAAATCACCGAGAGCGACTGGAGTTCTTTTTGCTATGTCCTGGACTTCGTTGCCCATTTTTTTCATGTCCTCTACAGTTGTATCAATAACTGTCGATATATCTGACATTCCTTTTTCGAAATCAGCTGCAGTTTTTATCGTGAGAGCCCCTAAAGCAGCGATTGGTGCAGAAACCTTTAGGCTCATACTTTTACCGAACTTGGTCGCCTTGTCGGCGTATAAGTCCATAGACTTCTCCATCTTCGCAAACGAAGCTCCTGCTTGTAACGATAGATCTTTATATGCTTTACCGAGTTCATCAGAAGATTTTGCAACCTTCTCCATCAATGGTGAAACCTCTTCGTCACCGATAATTTTAACTCTTACTTGTTCGGTCATCTATTTCTTGTTTTATGATTAATCAAGTTGATAATAGTGGAAGCCGAATTTATAAACTCTTCTGACGATTCGTCGATCTGTTTTTCAGACCAACCGAATTCACGAGCAAGGGAAACCTTATTGTATGTTTGAACTGCTTTTAGTTCAATATGGGTACTAATATTTGATATCCCCTTGCCAGAACTCATGAGGTCCCAAACTTTATATTGAGATCTTACTTTTTTTTCCTAGCAGCGTCGACTTCAGCGGCTGATAACAGGTTGCCCTCTGAGTCTGTTTTCTGCTCACCAGTAACGGCTTGTAAAACTACTTGGTAATCTTTGAACGGAAGTCTCTTAAGGTTTTCAATAGTGATATCAAGGTCACCCTTGTCATCCGATAGATTCCATGAAACGATCGACTTAAGAACCATAGCGTTACCTACTGCCTCATTGAATTTATCTTCTTCTGAGGGTTCTACTGTTACACTCGCTCTAATAGCTTCGATATCTCCAACGGTTAAAACGTTGTCAATAACTACTTTAGCTCCTTCGTAAGTAGGTAGCTCTACGGTTGTCGTGTTCTTGGTTGTAATATTTACAGAGGCCATTATTATTGGGATTAAATTAAGTAATTATGCGTAGTAAGCTGCTGATTTACCGTTTGTAAATTCAACTCTTAGTGCACGCCCGTCAGTGCTGTCATGGAACAGTTCCAGCTCAGCGTTGATTGCGTACAGGTCATCTGTTCCAGTTGGCATATCGTAAGATGTGAACCGTACGTCAGATGCAATAAACTTGATAGTTTCTTTTGCGTTGTTCGTATCATCAGATGATACAATCTTGTTGTTCGAAATAGTAAGGATGCAAGCTCTCTTAGCTCGATCTTGGTAGCGATCTCTATCGGCAACATTTTCAAAGTATTTAGTGAAAGAAATCTTAGCACCATTTCCTTTGACAGCGATTACAGATGGAGTGTTCCGAAGTGATCCAAATCTTTCTTCTGAGTTGTTCATGTACTGAAGATCCCAGTTTTCAACGTTTTCTTCTGCAGAAGATGCAGCAGCCGCTGTGTCAGATCCAAACTGGAAAGAACAGTGAACAAACGAGAATGGGTTTGGGTCATCAGTGAACGAGGGCGTCTGAGGAATCAATTCAACTTTACCAGAATTGGTTACTGTGTAACTATTCGAGATAGAGTCGAGTGTCAACGTTTTAGCTGTCAAGCTTAACGCTGAGACCTCAGCGGTATCACTCTGAGGTGTGTTATCAAAAATGTTAACATCGTCAGTTGCAACGAATCCTTCAGCAGAAGCTAGGTTAATAACAACTGCCGATCCGCTAGAAGCATCATTGATCAGGTTTGCTTTTTGAAGCATTCCGTGAGCCTTGATATCTAAAGCCATATCGATAACTCCTTCGCCACCAGAGATAGTGAACTTATCAACGATACAACCAAATGCTCGATCTACTTGGTAGTTCTGACGATTATTAGAATCATCAGACAAGTTACCTTTACCTTGCTCGATAGTTAAACCGTAAACAGAGTTAGCGTGATCGATAACGTGCTTCATAACTGATCCGTCTGAAGCTGATGAAATATCAGTAGACGAAGCGATTTTACCCATTGCAGCAGCGATGAAATGCATACTTTCATTTAGGTCTAGGTCCATATTGTACGTGCCAGCAGCAGTTGCTTTGCCATCAACGGGTGTGATAGCATTCCAACGAGTTCCTTGGATAGGATTGTTTGCTATAACTTCAGGAGTGTAGTTAATATCACCACTCTTGAACCTAACAAAATTCGTTGGCTTAACTGCTAGTGCAACAGTAGACTCTTTTTTGATTGCCAAGTAACCTTCTCTAGTTGAGGCCATGTTAGTAATTTATTAAAAGATATTATAATTTTTTGCCAGATTCTGAATCAACTCCCTGGACTGACCGTTCGGCCTTTTGAGTTGATTTGCTATCACTCTTAGTGACTTTTTCGATATACGGGCTCATCAAGAGTCGCTCAGAGTACTGAACTCCAACCTCTCTTACTTCTTTGGGTCCGAAGGCTGGATGGCCAGGGATCTGAAGATTTGAGTCTGTCGTGTTTCTTACTTTAATAGTGTTTGACATTTTAATTCAATTAGTTTTAACGTTTAGCTACTACGAGGGCTTGTACCGAGGTCGTTACCTCATAAGAAGTGAATGGCCTAACTTTAGATCCAAAGTCGTATCTAACGGTGGTTACGTCGCATTGTTCACAGGGTATAACCTGAATCCCATCAACGAAGTGAGCTAGGTTGTAATTTTTCTGAATAATTCCGCAAATGCTGTTAGCAATTGTTTCTTTATCAATCGTTGGTTCAACTTTTTCAATAGAATCTGTAACTGAAAAAACTTCGTCTAGTATTCCTTTGGTGACTTTTCCGCCTATGGTTAAATTTCCAGGATCCGCTGTCTTCTCAACGGTAAATTCATTCAGGGATATTATGCTCTTCACTGCAAAAGTCCCATTGAATGCTTCTGGCAAACAACCAGCAATAGAAATGCTGTCACCCTCTTCTAAGTCATGAGAAGTAGAAGAGTTAAACTTTATTTGTCCAAGCTCCCAGACTGCAGTCGATAGATCAACTTTAGGTCCAGAAGATTTTCCAAAGAAAGTCTTAGAATTGTAGACGAGGCGGATATCTAGTTTGTGAATCTTTTGATCGTAAACTGAACCTCGCTTCTTGTAATCTGTTACTATAGGTTGAATAGCGATAGCAGGTAAAATGTTTTCTTGTATCACAATAGGGTCTCCGAGGAAGACTCGCTGGATATCGCTCAATGGTGATCCTTCGATCTTACGAGCGGTATCAAGCAATTGCTTAATTGCCAACATAACCTGATCCATAGCCGATTAACTTAAGTAAATAATATAATTACATTTAAATAGTAATCTTAAATACCGATTCAGTAAAATTTATAATTGGCTTCCAAATACTCCCAAGTCTCTCTCTATCTTCCTTTGCATAGCCTTGACTATTAAAGTGTTAGTCGAGTTACTTAGATCTATCAAAGCTCTCTTAGGCAGATTCCCCGATCCCTTGTGATGGTAGATCGCGTACTCAGCGTTGTAAGATAGCTCACCGAACATCGAATTGAAGTTCTTAGTTTTATTATCCTGTAGGTTCCCGGTCCATCTAAGTAACGATGGATTATTAGGCTCTTGCTTGTAATAACCCCATTTATTAGCTCTAGCAGTCTTAGTCCCCTTAGATAATCCCTTCCACTTATTGGACTTCTCTAGGTTTCTCCCTCTTTTTTTGAACAGTGAGTCTGATCTTTCCTCAATAATATCTGTGGACTCTTCGTGAAACTCTTCCATTTGCGCCAAACTAACCGCAGAAACTCTGAGGTTACGTGATAATTGGATTACTCCATCTACTTCGAAAGCTAATTGCATCTTAGTATTTATCAGAAACGTTAAAAACCTGCCCGCCTTTACTCAAATTAGTACTTAAAGCCATTCTAGTGTGCTCATTATACTGATTCCTTCCATACTCTGAGCCTGATTCATTTACTAGCCTTAGAGGTGCCTTTTTGTCACTCACTTGCATAACTAACGCCTTCCCTTCATTGATTTTATCGTACCCGTCTTTATCTCCGTCCATCTCTCCGCCATATAATTTTATAAGCAGGTAGCCAGATGCTATCAGTATCTCAGATCTTTTTAGTAAGCCATGAGCTGGAGCTGAAGTATTGATAGTACCAGGTTGTATTGGGCTCGTATTATAAACAGCAGCACAGTGAGAGAGTACTATTCCAGTTGCTTGATCCATATAAGTTTGAATCAATTCATCTGGAACAGAGGAGTCTCCGGAAAAACCGGATTCACTCCTAACCTCTGACACCGTGCTGTAATTTGCCATTTATTAATCTTCTTTAGGAAGTCCAAAGTGTTTACGTAATTCAAGAGCGTAATCTTCAACTGATTCGATCATGGTTTCGATACGTTCTTCTTCTTGGATCTTGATATCTTCTTCGCTGTGAGCTGGAAGATCTTTACCTGGATTCTGAGGGTCTCGAAGACGACGCTTACGAGTTGAACGTAAAATCCCTGTGTAGAATGACCCATTACTTACGCGGTAAGTAGAGATCTCGTCAAACAGGTTGATCAATGTTCCGAGAGTTGGTTTTTTGATTTGCATGTTATTCAAGGGTTAATAATAATTTAACTAGGCTTTCTTTAGCAGCTTTAGAATCGAAATCTGTTCCGTCTACTTTTCCTTTTCCAACTAGCATCTTAACTAGTTTTTTAGGTGATTTCTGCATTAGTTCATCGAAACTTAATGGAGCTTTCTTTTTATCAGCTTTGTCATCATCTAAGTTGACCGCTTCTGGCGCAGGAGTCGCTGCAGGTCCACCCTGGTCGTTTCCAGCGTCATCGCCATTATTACTATCATCTGTGTTAACTACCTCGTCACCAGCGTCATCCTCAGAGGCTGTTTTATCAGAAGTGTTAGCATTCTTCATTCCATCCTCGAGAGCGAGGCCTTTTGTGACAATTAATAGAAATTCATCGTTCTTGATTAATTCTTCTTGCTCTTTAGTAACTACTACCGAAGAGGGTTTATGATCGAATACGAAACCAGCTCGACGTCGTCGTCCTTGTTGGACGCTTGGACTTACTCGAACTACGATTTTTTTACCTTTAGCCATGATTATTTTTTGTTAGGAATTAAAAAGTAATTACTGAACCCCGAAGGGTCCAGTCGATCACTCTTCAGTTTTTTACTTCTGAGCTCGGTAAGCTTGACGCCAATCACCGTAACCGAATGCGAAGCGAGCGTGAACACCGTAGTAGATGGTCTTTCGCATGAATACGTCTTGGTCGTTTGGATTATCCAGTGACGTGAACGTAATAGCTTCTCGGTTTTGGAAGATGAATGGTTTCACTCCACGAGATTTAAGATCAAGGACGTAGTATTTAGAATCTACTCCATCGTTCTCTAGTTCATCATTTACCATGATATCTAGTAGATCTTTCATGATAGCCTTGCTAGGATCAGTCGTAACTGAAACTGCTTTAGGATCCATCATGATTCGAGCTGCCCATTCCAAGTCAGATGGGACCATCAACGTAGATGGTTTGATTTTAGCTCGTTTACCATTACTCATTTTGAATCGCTTCATCCGTGACGTAATGATTTGAACATTCTCAGCTGTAAATGCCATACCAGAGGTAGCGACATTTGACTGAACTCCGCTCAATCCTTCTTCATGATCAGTATCGAAGAAATTTTGTCCATCGTAACAGAGTCCATTTTCTTCAATCTTAGCCGTAAGAATCTCATCGTAAGATTGCTTAGCGATTGTACCCATGTTACCTACACGGATTTTAATCTGACCGTACTTCTCATCTTGAATAGCATTACGATCTACTGCAATAGTATCTTCGTAATCTTTATTCCGTAGACTAAATCCGGTTTCGAGTAACGCATGTGGTACACGTTCATCTTTCCATTCTTTTAGTCCGTTCGTTTCTCCCAACCAGGCGTAATCTTCAGACGCACCGTTCGAAGGAATCTCGGTACAGATGCTCATGTACATAGTAGTAGGAGCTGTATCAAATCCTTTGAAGAACTGTGTCTTAAGACCCGCATTTTGGAGACGTGTTACATCTTGTCGAGTTAACATTGTTTAAGTTCTATTAAGTATTAAAAAAATTAAGCAGCGTCGGCAACTAAATTACCTACTGCGTTTGCGATATCAACTCGAGCAGTGCTCGCGCTTACTATCTCAACGATTTCACCAACTTGTACCTCTGGGTTACCAGAGTCAGATGTTACCGTTACTGCGCCATTGTCTGTAACATTGTTCAAGAGAACTGGTTTCCCTAAATCTGCAACGGTCAATGCGTCTGTGAATTCTAGTAAATGTACACCGTTTCGGTATACTCGAACATCCTCGTCGCCATCAGCTCCGACGTTGTCCATTGTTTCTGCACAAATTCCTAGGAATTTATCACCTGCAGCTAGTGTGATGGTAGCGCCATCATTCGTTTGAGCAAAACGGGCTGTAGCATCTGCTACGACAGTAGATCCTTTGTAGATCTTAACTGATGCTAGCATTGGAAACGCTAGCAATTTACCATCTTTTCGTTCTGAATCGGTTGCGGTTGTTTTAGCAGCCATGTGAATGGTTCAAGTTAAATTATAGATTACTTCTTTGCTTGTGCCTGTGCTTCAGAGTAGGCAGCAGCTGCTTCATCTGGAGTCATTTGCATGTCTTCTTGGAAGAAACGAATCGCTTCTTCTTTAGTTGCCCCTGATTCAGAGAATGCAACTTCTTTTTTCTTACCTTTAGTTGAGCCAATCATCTTAGCGTCAACGATCTTAACTTTGTTCAAGATCTCGAAGAATGCTGTCACTTGAGAATCGTCAAGGGTTTGACAGAACTTAGTAATTTTATTCTTAGTCTTGGGTAGGATCACTCCAGACTTGTTAGTCTCAGAGAATACCAATGCATTAGCTTGTTCACTGAACTTAGCTTTACGTTGGCTTTTAATAAGCTTTCGGCTCATTTTAGCTGTTTCTTTTAGCATGGCGAATGATTTTGCGCTAACTTGTACGTTTCCGTTTGCGTCAGGTTCAGAAGCCTTGATGCCATCAGCACCTTCGTCATCTTCATCGTCTTCATCGTCTTCATCGTCTTCGTCTGCATCAGCATCCGCATCAGCGTCGGCATCTGCATCGTCGTCGTCATCAGAGTCGTCGTCATCATCTGAATCGTCGTCACCTTCTCCGAACTTAGCAAGTTGCTCCTTGAATACGGTTTTAATTTCCGCAGTCTGGTCATCTTCCTCAAGCTCTGAGAATGCAGCTTCGAGTTCAGCTTTTTGGTCCTCTGAGATGTTGTCCATTTCAGAAAACTTCGAAATTAGTTCTAGGAACTTTTTCATTTTGCTGTTCAAATTAGAAAATAATAGGGATTGTGGACCTTCGCCCAAAACTTGTGATCGTGAGGCTGCATCTTCGTTGGCCATCAATGGTTCCATCGATTTGAAGAAGGGCCTATTAGTGAATGCACCACCTATCAATAAGTTTTTTACTTTTTTACCAGTCTCCTCATCTTTCTTTTTAAAGATAATCTCAGGAGAGAAGTATTTGTAAGACCCGTCAGTTAGGATTTTGGCTCCAGCATTATTCAACGATAAGGTTGCATAAAGCTTTGTACCATCCTCACTTAAACGTAGGGACTCAAACCATGCGAGTGCTTTGTGGTCTGGTTCGTGATTCTCGTCAACAACCAGCTTGATGCCGCGTTCGTTAGAATCGAAATTGCTAACCACTTCTGCAAGGTCCTTTTTGCCAATGGCAAATTTACCGTACATAGGATGGTTCCACGTCCCAACTCGCATAATTTGAATCTCCACCTCTTGACCTGCTTTGAACTTAGCATTTGGCTTAGGTTCTTCAGCGAATACTAAATCAGAAAACAATTGCACGTGAACCTCATTGTCTTTGTACTCCTTTTGGTCGTACATATCCATATCAGCTATCACGTCATCAACAATTGTCTCGATCTTTTCTTTCTTCACTTTCTCGAGGTGCTTCTTAAGCTCCTCTTTAACGAAGTACGATTCTAATCTCCAGATCACGCTGCTTAAGTTAGCGGCATCTAAACCCTTAGAGTAAAGAACATCCAAAATAGTCTTCGCTAGTTTTTGCGAAATCTTATTTTTATCCGAGAACTGCTTTGGTGTAATCTTCATGATTATTAGAATTATAAGTTTTAAATTGGGTTATGTAAAAAATAAATTCCTAACTCACTTCGAACTGAGCTCTATCGTCAGACTCTGAGACCGCCTTGAGTGCATCCTCAGCCTCCTGTCTTTTATTTAAGTAGTAATCCATTGCATCTCTTTTTCCTACCTTCTTACTTGGCTCAGATGATTTAACGTGAGAGCCCACTTTTAACTGGCCTACACACCAATCTTTAGCAACTGATAATCCACCCAACATATTAATCAACTGGGCGTGAGTACCAGAGTACTGAACATCTACGTTGTTATTCTCGTCTAATATGACAGCCATTGTTATTTTAGCCATTAGAACTTGATGCCATCAGCAATTAATACGTCTTTAAAGTAATTAGATACCAAGTTTCTATCTTCGCTTAGCTTAGTCTTGATCGCTTTCTCAAGCTCAGATATTCTTTTCTTGTGGTTCTTTTGCCTGTTAGGGAAGTTACCCGCAGTAGTTAATATTCTCAGCTTATCCTTTCTTTGCTTAATCTCAGTCTGGATTATTCTTATAGCTGGGCTGTCCTTACTAACGATTGGAACCTTGAGAAGTGTCGCAGTGTCGATAGTCTTAGTAGCGGGTATGGACGATGGGATTCCATCGATAGCAGGCTTAAAGACTTCATCTACTAGGATCTCGACCCAGATAGATCTACATCCATAATGCTGAGGAGGCATGTAATTGAAGTACTCATTAGAACCTGGTTTAACAACTCTACCGTCAAGGCTAAGGCAGTGATCAGTAGTTTTCCCATCGATAATAGCGGAGTACTGCATTGCATAAACTTTCTCAGGGTAACGTTCGAATATTGAAGCTCTTCCCATATTCACTGAACCAGTAACAGTTAAAGAATCTAGAGATTTGATAGCTTTTCCAATCACTTTATCGAGTGCAACTGATACAGCGGCCACAGCTTCAGCAGAAGCTAAGTCCTTAATGTCACCACCTCTTTTGGTAATAAGCTCAGCAGAGTTAATCCTAACGACGTTCTCCATCTTATTTATGAGTTCATCTGCTATAGCACTGTTCTGAACCCGCATTGCTCCGCGAACGGCTGCATTCGTTGGTGGTATTTTAACAACCATCTCAGTTGCAGCTGACTTCTTTCCAATTTCGAACATTTCTTTTTGAACATTCGTGAGCGCTGCAGCGAGTTCCGTTTTGAATTTAATCTTGAGTTTCCCAATTGCTTTGACGTCGTTTTTGTCCACTGCTGACTTAAGTTGCTTGAGTATGTCATCTCTTTGTTTCTTAGTAATATCAGTAAGCTGCTTTTCTAGTAAATCACCGAAAGAATCCATGGATCTTTTCAGTGATGTAAAATTAACCTTTCGCTCTGCGAATGTCAACGGTCTTACAGCGTTCTTTTCGAACTCGTTGAATTTAAACCCTTTTTTTTTTAGCCTAGCTTTCTGGTCTAGGTTAGTAACTTCGTTCTGGAGGCTTAAGATCATTTTGTTATCGATCTTGGAGCTTAGATTGTGATAATCTTCATCGAATACTCCCACGTCATCGTGTTCATGGGCTTTAGTAGCCTTATCTACTTCTTTCTTTACCTCTTTCTTGTTTGGAATAGTCGTTTGTTTACCTTTACCATTTGGATCAGTT